GTTAATATAGTTATTTAAGTCGTCAGAAGTTAATTGTGATTCTGACGGACTGCGCGTGAGCCTGCGGACTTTAATCTGTATCGACTCAAGGGTATTGCCAGGAGGGTTAGCGGGATACGTTGGCATGGAAGCTCCTATGGGAATGGTAGAACATTAACGGTAGCCGCCTGAAGCGTCTCATCCACTTCTCCGATCGGCACTACCTGCGCGCAGATATTCAAAGCAGGAGGCGGTGCGAACGGAATCGCGAACGCATCGAAGTTTGTACTATCTATTGGCATAGTAAATGTCGTAGGGCTGGTTACGATAATGGGCCCGAAACGCTGATCAGCCTGCTGCATGCCATCTGCTAGCGGGATATCTAAGCGAACGATCGTGCCATCTTTATATTGATGAGCGAAGGTCGTGGTCACGCTGAGCGGATTAGACCGAGTAATCGCCGCGATCAGGCGCATGGCTGGCTGGAAGATCGGATTCGGATTAGCGTAACAGCGTGGCATCTTAGAATCCTGTCGTCTCTACCGTTACTATTTCTGGCGTGCCCACTGGGGTAACGTCATCGATATCAACGAACTCTAAGCTCTGAAAGCTGCAGCGACGCACCTTTTGACCGATTTTCATCGTGGGGCGTCCGTTTTCATCCATCGCGTAAGCGTGTATGGGATACCAGCAGTTTTTATTGAGATGCTTAGCGACCCCTAAAGGCAGCGTATAGATCTCACCATCGACGAGGTCGAATCGTTCAATATCATCTTCTTTATAGGCTTTATACACGAAGCTCATGAGTCCGCCTGGTACTTCATGGAAAATGAATTTACCGCGTACGGGTTCTCGGTCCTTATCGCGCAGATAGCGCAAGTTAGGGCGAGCTGGTTTATCGGTTGTTTTTGTGGTGATTCGAGACATAGTTCTCCCATAAACAGGAGGGGAGGGGTAGAAGCCCCTCCTGTATGTATAGACGTAAAGATTACGTGTTAAACGACTTACCTGCTTTCCAGAAGATGAGATCTCCGATCTGACCAGCTGGGGAATCGATGCCAGCCGCTAATTCAATGCCGATAATGGCATTATTAACGGTCGCATCGTTCAGAAGGTTAGGATCTGATTGGAATGCATTCGCTTCTTCTCCGAGCGGAACTACAATCGCCGGTGTGAACGGAATCGCAGCTGCGAGAGGGAATCTGAATGCAGTGAATGCTGATGAGTCGATATCGAGCGTAAAGGTGCTAGCCGTTACCGCGACGATATTACCCACGAGGTTATCCATCTCGATCATTCCGAATGCGGCAGGGACGTGCATACGCACCGCTTGGCCAACCGTATAGTTATGATCAACGCTCGTCGTTACCACAGCCTGTATAGCTTGTGAAATATTGACTATAGAGCGTCGCGATGGATAGAAGATGTTGTCGAACCTAATCTTACGATAGAAGCCCGCACCACCAACTGCTCCAGGAGCGTTAGCCAAGGTATTGGCGATACGGAAAGTACCACCACCAACAGCATCGATTGAGAAATCGTAGCCACTGAGGTTGAGCTGTCCCGCTACGCCAATAATACGCACTACATCTCCGTCTGCGAGACCTACGATACTTGCGACGGTAAATACCGGGCGAGTTGCGTTAGTCGAGGAGACAACGGCTACTGCAGGTCCGTTTGGATTCGCAGTCGTGTCTAGGAGTACGAAGTTATTAATACCGGTTGGTATGATATTAACCGCGGTTCCTGCGGCATTGGATTGGTATTCGATACCAACGCCATTCGGCATGCCGAGCTGCCACTCGAATTTATATCCGGTGCTGACATTGCCAGCAGCAGATTGCGTGAAGTTAATGATCTCGATCCAGTCTACACCAGATCGAATATCGAGTACGACCGATTCGCCGACAGAGTTAAAGAAACCCTGCTGAATTATTGTTCCGTCCATGTTTTCTCCTTAAGCGAGTGTTGCACGAAGGTTCAATACCCAGAGATCGTTCGTGATCCTTGGGACTTCAGCGAATTTATAGCCCACTGATACATTGAGAGCCAAGGGGCCATCATAGATAGGGGGACGATAAATAAAGCTCGCGCTGTAGCCATCCTGTTCGATACAGGCATATGCTTCCATACCAACACAGAAGATGTTGTATACGTTAGCGCCCAGCATCGAAGCATTAGCAGTTACGGAGCCGATTGATGACACTAAGAAACGAAGGTTTCCAATTGCGCCCCACTCAGAACGGAGTGCGTTCATTGGTGCAGGGTACTGGTTCTTTTGAATGAAGCCAGCTACATTATCTAAGTTTCCGGTCAAGTTCGTTGAGCAGAGTGCGAAATAGGCATCTCGAACTGGTGCGGTACCGAACTTATCTTCACCTTCAATGTTATCCATGATTGTGTAGGCATTATTATTCAATAACGCACGCACTACCGTGTCCACATCGGAACGGGTAATTTCGGTTGGGTTATCACCGTTTACGCCGCCGGTAGAGTTTATGAAGGCAGCGGTTCCTGCGAGCATGTCGCGGGTAAGCTGATCTTCGGTCTGACGGAGGGAAACACCGAGACGGGCAGCACATTCATTGAGTACTGGGTCTTGGTTCTGGAGGGTGACTTGTTCGTTAATCTGCACATAAGTGCCGTAGAAACTGATTTTAGCGTCAATATCCACCGCAGTGAGATTTTGAGCTGGGGGTGTCACCCCTGTGTTCCCTAAAGGAACCATAGCCGTGTTTAACGGGTTATATCTGCGCATACGCATGGTAGTACCACCATTACGGGGCATACTTTTGAGCATTGCAGGTATTTTATGGATCATGTTAGGTACTGGAACGCTTAAGAGCTTATAGTTAAAGCTCTGCTGCACGGGTGCAGGCAGCGTACTGGTCGTAGTAATCGCCATAGAAATCCTTAAAGTTTATGCACTTCTGCATACCTTTTGACTTTTAAGCTGGCAGGGCCTAGAAAGTGCCAAGAGCCGGCGAACACTCAATACACCGTTGGGTTGGTGAACACCCGATACACCGAGGAGGTGCGATACTCCATACGCTAGAAAAGCATAGGAATGGTTACGCGAATTAGGCAATAAGTAAGTTTCCCAGCCTGAAGAGACAACCAACTGCTCAGACTGGGAAACATAACCGAACAGGGAAGGAACGGATTTATAAAGCTCGACGCGCTGCTTGCATCTCTTTCAGTAACTGCGCCTGCAGTTCGGGGGTAAGCCCGTTCGCGAAAGCGTTCGCCTTGGAGAGCGGCGTATCACCCTGCTGAGGAGAGATACTGGCGGTCGGCTTAGGTTTATAGGAATTTTTCTGGGCAGCGATCTTATCCGCATCAAATACTGATGTGTCCTGAGCGATACCCATCTTCTTAATAATAGTATACGCGGAAGCGGCACGGGAATATAGATCAGATGAGGAATGGATGGTCTGCGCTATCTCCGGATATGCGTCCCGTAACAGCTCAATATTCTCTTGAGTGACAATTTTATCGAAGTCGGGGTATTGGGCCTTGAGTCGAGCTTCTGTCGTGTCTACGGAGGCCTGCTGGCGGTATGACTTCAGCTCCTCTTCCAGCTTCCTGATCTTTCTGGTGACACGGGATAGATGTTTACCCTCCGCAAGTTCATCAGGGCCGAGAGTAATCTCATCATCTTCAGGCTGCGGAGTAGATTGAGCTTTGAGCGATTCGATTTCCTGTAGTCTGCGAACTGCTTCATCGCGCTCCTTTTCTGCTCGAGCGCTTCTCTCTCTTAATATTTTTAGATTCTTCTCGCGCTTATCTTCCTCGACGGGTGCGGCTTGTTGTTGGGGATGTTCCTGATTAGTTTCAGATACAACTTCTTCCTGGCTTTGAGAGAGCGTATCCATAACTTCCGTGTCTATCATAGTGACCTCACGTTATATTGGGTGCATTTTCAAGTTCGTCATTAAGATGTTTACAGAGGTGGTAGAGGGTTCCGTCAGAGAAAGCGATTACATACTCGAGTAAATCTCGCTCATCGGGCGGGATAAGGTTGGCGTTTTCGCGCATGTAGAAGCAGGCCTCCCGACAAGGGATAGACCAGATGAATTCTATTTCTTCTATTTCATGGCGATAGCGAAAGACCGCTTGGTCGTAATTGGGGGTGGGACAGGACATGCGTGGGACGAAATAGTTACGGAAGACGTTAGGCATGAGCTTTTCGCTCTTAGTGAGAACGGCAATGAAGAAGTCCTGGGGAAACTTTTTTCTAAACTCGAGTACGCACTCGGCTAATTCCTCGAGATAGTCCTCCTGCATAGCGCGCTGCTGGTCGATAACTGTGTTTATTTCAGGCTCTTTCTGCATCAGGTCGAGCGCCTGTTTACCCACTGTTTCTTTTACTTTGAGAGTTGTCATCTATTCCCTGAGAGAAGTGGTTAAGGCGATACTGAGTAATGGGTCTCCCAAACGTGAGGCCATCATATAGAGCCAACAGGTGAAGGACAACTTATGTACATGAAAATCACACTCTTAACCCTGCTTTCGCACGGGTCCTCCTGCCTCTCTGGTGAAAAACCGGCATCGGGCAGAGAAAGTATCGAACATGTCATCCTGAGGAGGCCTAAATTCACGCGCGGAATATCTATTATCGTCCGTAGCCCGGAAGTAGAAGACTTTGGCCCACTTCTTGGACGGAAGCCAGAAGAGAAGGATGGTCCGCCCACGCCCATACGCCCTCGTCCAGTTGTGGGTGGTCTCGCAGTACAATCTCCCTCTGTCGATGAAGAAATAGACTTTGATGGAGTCTATGTCCCGTGGTACTTCGTCGGAGAGCCACAAGCGCCCAAGCCAGCTAAAAAGGAGAGGAAGGGTTTATGAAAGGAACCGTACTCGCCTTATTTATTATTATGAATACACGGCTCATTGAACCCGGAAATAGAGGAGAGGGTAATTCTGACCGTTCTCCTTCATTTCCTGCGTCTCCGCCTTCCTCACTAGTGAGAGGCTCTACAGTTCGTCATATGCAGGAAGAAGATCCCGACTCATCTGATGAAGAAGTAAGGGATAGTCAGTCGATCGAAGAAGAGCAGCCAGGCATGGCTCCAGTGGATCTTGATATTCACGAGCGGAACGCGATGCCTAGAAAGAGCTTATGGGAGAGGCTAAAGGAAATGTGTAGTTGCACTGGTAGAAGAAGGTAATTAAAGAATATTTTTATCCCGTAATTACGCTCTGAATCGATCAATTGAATAAAAAACACTCTATTCTATTCACTTTTTTGTTTCCAAAGTGTTAAAAGTATGTATACTTACTGAAGATTATGCGCGGCCGCGTTTAGTCATCAAAGCAGTACGTTCCGAAGCAGGAGACACTAATGAAGAAAGTATTAAGTTT